GTGTACTGGCTGACGGCTGAGGTGGAGGCACCTCAGCCGGTGGAGGTCGAAATCGACCTCCCCGCCGAGGCCATCGAGGAGGTGGCGCCGTGACGCGGCGCCGCCTCACGTGGCGCCCCGAGTGGGACTTGAGCACCATCCCGCCCCAGGTTTGGAGGCGGGAGGCGGCCCGGCGCGCATCGCTGGCGCGCCGGCGCCGTAGCGGCGGCCGCAAGCCGTCGTGCACCTGCGGCCACTGCAGGAAGTGCCTCGCCCGCGAGGCGCAGAGGCGCAGGCGGGCCAGGCTACGCGCCGAAAAAACTTGACCCACAAAGCAAACAGTGGTATTCTGACCGTGTCGCGTAGGTGCTGCAACACCCACGCGACACTAACCCGGCGCGAGGTAGAGGCTCGCGGCAGGCTGTTCCCCATCCTACCGCATCCTTCCCCGCCGGCGAGCTAGGAGGTGAACATGGCAACCTACATAATGGACGACGGCACGGTAGTGCGGACGGAAAACGCCGTTCAGCACTGGGACGAGGCGCGTTTTTGGGACGGCCGCAACCACATCTCGAGGGCAACCGGCAGCCAGTGGGAACACGAGCGGCTCTATAAGACGCGGAAGGGGCGCTACTGGGTGGAGCGTCGCAGCCAGTGGCAGGGAGTGCGCCCTACCGCCGAGTGGCTGTCTGAGCGCGATGCGGCCCGCTGGCTCATGGCGAACGACCACGACCTGCCCGAAGACCTGGCTCATCTGGAGCAAGAACTCTGCGAGTAGGAGGCCCCAATGACGCCAGAAGCCCGTTGGAGGCGATCCGCGAATCCTGCCGGCGTAACGGCGGCGTCAGCCGGCGCGCAGAAGTGCGCGAGCTCCTGCGCTCGCGCTTGATGCAAGCCTGACTTTCCACGCTTCCACTGCCGCGCCCGGTCCACAGCCGGGCGCTTTTTTTGCCCGCGGATGGCTCACAAACTGGTGGGACTGTGGCAGGGAAATACAGCCGGATCATCTTGCCTGCGCTAGCTGTTTGAGCGCCGCGCGGGCGCGTTTGCGTACGGCTTCGTCTTTGCTTCGCAGACCCCTGAAAGCGTAAAAGACCGCCTCCAGAAATGACGTCTCTTCCCGCCCGTGTCGGACGATGAGGAGCATTCCGCGCGGGGCGCCGCAGGACTCTTCATACTTGAACCTGCGTTCGTGATCGATGACTTCTTTGGTGGGAATGTCAAAGTGCCCCAGCATGGTTTCGCGCTCGTGCAGCCGAAGCTGCTTGAGTAGCTCCGTGACCAGCCTTCCGGCAAGATCGCTCTGACCTTCTTCCGCGGCGATAGACGCAAGGGCTGCGAGCGGGCCCGGTTCTGGGGTGCGCTCTCCTCCTTCGTAGGCGGCGTAACCGCGAACTGACAGCCCGGCGCGAACCGCAAGCTGTTGTTGGGTAAGCCCCAAGCGGGCTCGTAGTTCCCTCAGGAGGTTCTTGATCATTGCGTGCTCCTTTTATGAATACTTGACATGCTCATTGTGCATGTGCTATATTTTAGCCATGAGCATCGCACATGATCAAGGTAACATCAAGCGACGCCAAAAAGCAACAAAAATCGGCGTGGATCGCTCGATTTTGACGGTGGACGATGCCCTCCACCTGCTCGACGGCGCGGTGGGGCGCTCAACCTTGTACAAGGCGTTCAGGTTGGGGCTGCTTCCCCACAAGCGGCTGGGGCGGCGCATCCTGATTTCGCGCACCCGGCTGATGCAGTGGCTCAACGACGATTACCGTCCCCAGCCGAGCGAAGCCGCGGAGGTGGGGCATGCCGAGCGCGGCTGAGGCCGCGCGGGGCGAACCGCGACCGACACACCCGCCCTTGCCAGCGCCTCCACTACCTGCGCTTGACTCTATCCCTGACGAACTGCGCCCGCTGCGGCGCTGGGTCGCGTGGTGCTATCGCATCAGCGAAGGCAAGCCTCGCAAGGTACCGTTACAGCCGAACGGCAGCAATGCCAGGGTGAACGATCCGTCAACTTGGAGCACCTTGGATCAGGCGCACGAAGCCGCAAGCCGGTGGGGGTGGGGTGTGGGCATCGTGCTGGGCGAGGTAGAGCCGGGGCGCTACCTTGTCGGCGTCGATCTGGACGGTGCCTACGAAGATGGCGCCATCACGCCGGCCGCCGCGCGGGTGCTGGCGGAGCTGCGAAGTTACACCGAATTCAGCCCGTCCGGCAGGGGCGTGCACGTGGTTGCGTGGAGTGCGGAGCCGCCCGAAACACTCAAAGAAGGCTGGATTGAGATTTACTGCGACGCCCGCTACTTTACGTGGACCGCAAAAACGCTGACCGGCCGCGATCAAATCGCATGGCGGACGGACGAGCTTCGCGCGCTGCGCGAGCGGATCGCAGCCGAGACGGGCCGCGCGACAGGGCCGGAGCCGCAGGCGGAGCGACAGGCGCCGCCCCCGCCGCAGCCTGAGACGGCGCCACCCGACGGCGCGGTACAACAAGCTGCCAGCGTTCTTGCGGCCGCATGGCCCGGCGAAGGCCTGCGCAATGCCTGCTTCCTTGCCCTTGCCGGCGCCTGCGCCCGCGGTGGTATTCGGCAGGAAGTTGCCGAAGCCCTCGCCGAGGCGATCTACGAGCGCCTCTGGCCGCACCAACCTGACCGCCACCAGGCGCGCGCGGAAGTTCTGGCGACCTACCGCAAGTTTGCAGCCGGCGAGGAGGTGACTGGCTACAGCACCCTGAAAGAGTTTGTAGGGGAACAAGCTGCCAGCGAGGCGATGCGCCTGCTGGGCGCGAAGCCGCGGCTGCACGTGATCCCTGGAGGGCGCGAAGGCGAGCCGGACCTGCTTACGCAACGACCGACCGACGCCGGGAACGCCGAGCGGCTGTTTGCGCTGCACGGTGAAGACTACTTGTATGTCGGCGACTGGGGCGTCTTCGTAGTCTGGGACGGACGTCGCTGGGTTGAAGATAAGCGAAACCTCATGCTTCACAAGGTGCGCGACACCGCGCGCGCCCTATATCGGCAAGCATCGCGCCTTGAGGGGGACCGCCGCGTCGAATTCGCGCGGTTGAGCGCCAAGCTCGAGTCTCAGAGTGGTGCGGCCGGCGCGCTCAAGTTTGCGGCCGCGATTCAAGACAGCGTGGTGCTTTCCAGCGACTTCGATACGGATCCATTCCTCCTGAACTGCCTGAACGGCACGATTGACTTGCGAACCGGCGAGCTGCGGCCGCACGACCGGAGGCACCGGATGCTCAAGCTGGCGCCGGTGGAGTACGACCCTGAAGCGCGCTGCCCGCGGTGGGAACAATTCCTGCATGAAGTGTTTGAACCACACCCGGACATCATTCCTTGGATTCAGAAGGCTATCGGCTACTCGCTGACGGCCAGCGTGCGCGAGCAGGTCTTCTTCTTGTGTTGGGGCCGCGGCTGTAATGGAAAAGGCACACTCCTGAACACCATCTCCGAACTGCTCGGCGACTACTCGCTTGCAATGGACGTCCGGGCGCTGGTGGACGCGCAAGGGCGGCCGGACAGCCCAAGCGAGCACATCGCACGGCTGCACGGCGCGCGGTGTGCCAAGGCTGAGGAGCCTTCCGACAACTTCGTCGTGAACGAAGCGTTAATCAAGTGGTTGACCGGCGACGACCCGCTGCGCGCCCGGCGTTTGTACCAGAATTCGTTCGAGTTTCAGCCGACGCACAAGATCTGGATTGCCTCGAACCCTAAGCCGGTGATCAAGGGTACCGACATTGCGATCTGGCGGCGAGTGCGGTTCATTCCCTTCGAGGCATGTTTCGTCGGCCGCGAGGATAAGGCCCTTCGAGAAAAGCTGCGGGCCGAGATGCCGGGCATTTTGCGCTGGTCGGTGGAGGGCGCCGTGCGGTGGTACCGCGAGGGGCTGGGCGAGTGCGACACCGTGGTGGAGGCGACCCAAGCCTACCGCGACGAGTGCGACCAGGTGTCGCGGTTTGTGACCGAATGCTGCTATGTCGGGCCGGGCGCAAGCTGCAAGGCGAAGCCCCTGTACCAGGCGTACCGCGAGTGGGCGACTTCTGTCGGCGAGCACCCCTTGTCGGATAAACGGTTTAGCGCACGGTTGTTAGACCGGGGCTTTACGAAGAATCACACCAAGACGGGTACGGTCTACCTAGGGCTTGGGCTGCTCGAGGAGGTGGAGGAAGCATGACGACGCCAAGGTATGGTGACGGCAGTGACGTCACCTTTGCAAACTTTTCCAAAGACGCTCTTCGCGAGGGAACTTTCTACAAGGTGACGTCACTTCCGTCACCCTTGAGGGCGGCGCCCCCCGCCAAAGGATTTTTTGCCCGCGGCGCCGGCGGGTGGGCGTATGGCACCGCCTCGCTAGCGTCAGACCACAAAATGTTGTGGTATTGACACGGTGTGCTACAATATATAGTGGCTGGATGCATGCTTGACCGACTCCGCGCCGCATGGCGCACCTTGACCACCCCGTTGACGGCGGGCCGTTCGATTGCATGGGATGCCGCTGGCGCGGGCAGCCGCCTCCAGCAGTGGGCGCCGCCGAGCACGGCATTCGCCACCAACCTAACGGCGCCTATGCTTAAGGAGCGCGCGCGCGACCTGTACCGCAACAACCCTTGGGCGCGCCGGTTGGTGGACTCGTTGGTAGTTGGGGCGGTTGGGGGCGGGATCAAGCCGCAGGTTCGAATCGGCGATGCGGACCTCAAGCAACGGGTGCAGGCTGAGTGGCTCGCCTGGACCGACCAGGCGGACTTTGCCGGCAGGTTCGACTTCTACGGGCTTCAGCAGGCCGCCCTTCGCGCGATGCTGATAGACGGCGAGTGTTTCCTGCGGTTCGTGCTCGATCCCGCGCAGCGTGTTCCCCTCCAATTGCAGCTTCTGCCGTCTGAATTCCTCGATGCCACCCGCATTGACGACCGAACCTTGAACGGGATCGAGTACGACGCCGCGGGGCGCCGTGTAGCCTACTGGATCTACCGCAGTCATCCGGCCGAGACGCCCGACATGCAGTCTGTGCGCGTGCCGGCCGACCAGGTGATCCATTTGTACGTCCCCATCCAGCCGGGCGTGGAGCGGGGCGTCACCTGGCTGGCGCCCGCGATGGTGCCGCTACGCGAGCTTCAAGAGTTCACGGAAGCCGCACTGGTGCGCCAGAAGATTGCGAGTTTGTTCTGCGGCTACGTCCAGACGGCGGACGGATCGAGCTTGCTGAATCAAACGAATGCACCCCCCGCATTGGAGCCTGGCGCAATGACGCGGTTGCAACCTGGCGAGGCGGTGGAGTTTACCGAACCGCCCGACGTCGGGCAGACCTATGAGCCGTTCGTGCGCCAGCATCTGCGGGCCATCGCGAGCGCGCTGAACGTGCCCTACGAAACCGCCGGCAACGACGTCTCGGCGGTGACCTACGCATCGGGACGGCATGCCTTGCTTGAGTACCAGCGACACCTGGAGAGTTTGCAGCACCATGTGCTGGTGTTCCAGCTTTGCCGGCCAGTCTGGGCGGCGTGGACGCGCGCGGCTATGGCTGCTGGCGTGCTGCCGGAGGGCGATTACAGCACAGTGCGCTGGATCGCACCGCGCTTGCAGATGCTCGACTCGCGCATGGAGGTGCAGAGCATCATCCAGCAAATCCGTGGTGGGCTGCTGTCGCGGTCTGAAGCGGTAAGCGCAATGGGTTGGGACGTCGAGCAGATTGACAGCGAGATCGCCGCCGACAACGCGCGGGCGGACGAGTTGGGCTTGATCTTTGACTCCGACCCGCGCAAGACCACGCAGCAGGGGCAGGCGAAGCCGACGGCGGCCGAACAAGAGAGCTGATCATGATTCGCCAGCCACCCTATCGCGGGCCGAACCGCTGGTACAGCCGCGAGCGGTACGACCTGGCGAACGCCTGGCGCCTGATCCGGCAATTGCAAGGCGCATTGAACCGGCTACCGGAGCACAAACTGGGGCGGCTGGTGGACTTGAGGGATACGCTGGAGAAGTTTCATGAATCACGACCTACTCACTCGAAGCGCAACGTTTGAACCAGCGACGTTTGACGCCGAGCGCAATACCGTTCGCGTCATTTTCTCGACCGGCGCGGAGGTCGCCCGCCGCGACCTGAGCGGCGAGTTCGTCGAGCGCCTGAGCCTGGACCCTGCGGCTGTGGACCTGACCTTTCTGCGCGGCGCGCCGGTGCTTAACAACCACCGTCACTACTCCGGAGTGGAGGCCATTTTGGGCGTTGTCGAGGACGCGCACGTTGACGGCCAGCGCGGCGAGGCGGTAATTCGCTTCGGAAATCGCCCGGAAATCGCCGGAATTATCGCCGATATTCGCGCGGGAATTATTCGCAACGTCTCAGTGGGCTACTCGGTCGAGGAATGGCGCGAGACGCGCGAGAACGGCAAGCGCGTGAAGACGGCGGTGCGGTGGACGCCGCGCGAAATCAGTTTCGTTCCGCTCGGAGCCGATCCGGCGGCGACTATTCGAACTTACGGAGGTGGAGGTATGAATTCAGATCACAGCGACCTGCTCACGCAGGCGCGCAATATTGCCGCCGCTCTGGCGTTGCCAGAGGCGACGGCTGTCGAGCTAGCGGCGCGACATGACAACATCACTGCGATTCGCGACGGGCTCATCGCCGAGGCCGCCCGGCGCCAGCCGATCATCGACAACCGCGGCCCGGCCGTGGTGACGCGGGATGCCAGCGAGGGCTTGATCCAGCGCATGGCCGACGGGCTCTACTCGCGCATCAATCCCGCGCACGAGCCGCGCGAGGGCCGCGAGTTTGCTTACTCGCGCTTCAGCGACCTGGCGAAGCGCATCCTGCAAGAGCGCGGCTTGAGCACGCTGGGCAGCCCGACGGAGCTGCTGACGCGCGCCATGCACACGACTTCGGACTTCGCGGTGTTGCTGGCCGAACTGTTCAACAAATCGCTGTTCACGCTCCGCGCGGCGCCCTCGCCGATCACGCAGGTGTTCCGCCGCACCACGATGGCTGACTTCCGCGCGCGGCACGTCCTTGAGGTTTCGGACGGCCCCGCGCTGGAGCTGGTCAACGAAGCCGGCGAGATCACGTTCGGCACCATCGAAGGTAAGCAGCTTGCGTCCTACAAGCTGGCGTCGTATGCGAAAGGCTTCGCTGTCAGCTTCCAGACGCTTGTCAACGACGACATCGGCGCGCTGAACGACATCGCGGCGAAGATCACTCGCGGTGCG